AGGAACTATTGAGAAGTGAAGGGAATACTGATTTATCGTTTGAATTGGATACTGAAATTTTTAGGATTATGCCATACCCAGAAGTAATTGGAAGCACCATAGATATAGAAAGGGTTCGAGCTCGTGCTATACTTTTTTCTTTGTAATAACTAAACAATGACTCCAGTACTCGTATCTGTGGACAAGGCGGGTGATCTCAAGCTCGGAAAGCGTAAGTGCCGTCTCCACAAGAAGGAAGATGTGGTGAAGGTTGCGAAGCAGTATGGTATCCAGACTGAAAAAAAGACTGTAAAGGAACTCTGTGGTTCCATCAAGGCCAAGGCGAATGCGAACATGAACAATGTACCCCTTGCTAAGATGTACCCCGGGGTTGCTGCCGCGAGGAAGCGTGCGGAAAAGAAGGCTCTTAATAAGAAGATCGCTACCAACTTCATGAAGGCGATGGTCGTGACCCCCAAGGTAGCCGTTCCCAGACCCACCAAGAAGGCGATGCCCCTCACCAAGGAGGAAGCCACGAAACGTATCGAGGCGATGAAGGGTCTCAACAGGCAGGCTAAATCTAAGCTCGTGAACCGTGTTAGGATGGGAAATATGTCGCCTCGTCGTGTCGTGAAGGTGGCCCGTGAGCTTTCCAAGTTAAATGTTGCTGGTTATCGCGTTTAATTCTCGTCTTCGCTAAGGTCGTTGTAGACCTTCTCCTCCGTGTCATAGAAAGCTTCGCTGTCCCCAAGCATCATCTCCCGAACAGTTTCGTAGAGGACTGTGGAGAGTGCGAACTTATACGCGAGGAATCCCACGAACGTGGCTCCATAATCAAAGTCGAACGCGAAAGGTGCGTTGTTCCACGACACTTCAAAAGCAGCCACACCGAGAGGTGCTAAGAACTCTGTTTGAAATGCCGATTTTTCAAAAGTATCAACGCGATTGGAGAGAAGTGTCACGTACGCGTACGACGCGGTGGCACCCACCATAGCAGAGACACCCTGGTCAGCCCCTTGTGTGATGAAGTAGGAGGCACTCAATACCGTTCCGTACCCAGCCGTAGATTTTTTGAGCGTGTTCTTGAGACGGGTATACTCAGTTGGAACAACTGGTTTAGAGAACGCGTAAGTGAGTGACATTCTACTATATGAAAAACACTTAAAATCTTTATGCGCGTTAACAGTAAGAATGCCGTGCGGCCTTTGTAAGAAGAAGTGTGGGGTTCCCATCGACTGTCGGTATTGCGAAGGGAGTTTCTGTCCGAGTTGTATCAATTTGACGAAGCACGACTGCCAAGGTGCCGACCTCAAGAAGATGAAACAATTGAAAGAACTCGCGGAGAAAACAGCCTTCGAACCACCCCCGAAGTTTGTAAAGATTTGATGAGACACTTAAAACGATTACGCGATGTAGTCTTAGAATGAATATACATGATGCCGCGTCACTCACCTTTCTCGTACCTTTTTCAGTCGTGTGTGTAGCCGACGTGTTTTTTGGGTACGTCGTGTACCCACTATTTTTGACTCACACACTCTTCATGTACATGAGTCTAGATCTCGTGTGGAACTATTTCAACCCACATTCGTACCAACATTTGATCATATGTCACCACGTCGTATGTCTATTGGCTCTTTCTAGAGCTCTCATGTACCCAGAGGAAGCGTTCCTCGTGAGTCTCTGTGGACTCGTCGAGATTGATACGAGTCTGTTGACGCTTCGTAGACTTCTTCCTCACTCGAGTGCTTTACATGAGCTGGTTGACATTTCGTATCGCGTATCAAACGTAGTGTTCCGTGTATTTTACGAAACGTTCTTGACCGCACTCATCATACAAGTCTATTCGTATCATTCCATACTCGTGAAACTATTCGTGTACCCACTTCAATTTTTCATAAACATTTTCAGTTGTGGAATCTGTGTACTCACGTATTCCAAACGTAACCCGGCATTAAAGAATTCAATAGTGTGTAACAGTATAATGGCAGACACACCCAAACGCAAACCCAACGCGTACATTAATTTCGTAAAAAAGATGCGACCCAAGGTTGTGAAGGACTTTCCCGATCTAACATTCGCGGAGATTGGCTCTAAACTCGGTGAATTGTGGAGGGCACTCACCGACGATGAAAAAAAGAAGTACGTCAAGGCTTAAGGATTTGGTACCATGTACCGATAGATGCCCCTCGGGGTCAAGAAGCTCTGTTACGATGCTATTGTGCCTACTCGTGGTTCTGATCGTTCTGTGGGATATGATTTATATAGCACCGAGGATACCGTTGTACCGTGCCAGGCTGGTAGAGCTCTCGTCCCTACGGGAATCGCAGTGGTGCTCCCAGAAGGTGTCTACGGGAGGGTCGCTCCTCGGTCAGGACTCACCGTCAAACACTGTATCGACGTCGGGGCTGGGGTCATCGACCCGGACTATACGGGGGAGGTCAAAGTCGTGCTCTTCAATCATGGAGATGAGGACTTTGAGGTGAAGAAGGGTGATCGAATCGCGCAGCTCATTTTGGAAAAATGTGAGACACCCCCCATCGAAGAGCTTAACATCATCGAGGATACGGAAAGGGGATCGGATGGGTTTGGGTCTACTGGCAATTAGCGAACCATAGGTCTTCGGGTGTAGGCATGAAAAGTATACCCTGACTCATAGTCATATACAATTTAGCATTATCCACGTTAGGGTAAGTGTGTAATACCCATCTCTCCCAATATTCGGCTCTGAAGAAGTCTTCCCAATCTTCTTCTGTACTTTCTTTAATTTTCAACATCCCCTTTTGTATTTCATACTGATTCCTCTCTATTCGCAGCTCCTTAGGAATGATAGCCCCTTTCCTAAGAAGTTGTGCACGCATAAGACGGGGATTACGATGGTCGGGGAAATATTGAACCCCCCTTTCACCAAAATCAATAGTTCTCTTATTTGGTAGGATGACTCTATACTTATGTATGACGGATGGACTCGGCTTAAGAACGACGTGCATTATACTTATATGCTAGAATATATCGCTTCAGGTAACGTACCCGTTCGAGTTGGAGAAAACGCAAAAGAGAATGATCAACTCACGAATACCAGCGACCCCAAGTATTGGTGGATGCATGCGAGTGGGTACCCAGGTGCTCATGTCATCGTGTGCTACGAGGGGGAAGAACTCCCCAGAGACGTGAAACGAGAGGCAGCCACACTGGCTATACACCACAGCAAGACACCAGAATCAAAAATGTCTTGGGTGGATGTGACGCGAGTTGAAAACGTGACATCCATGAAACAACACGGACGAGTGGTGCTTAGTGGTAAAGTTGACCAGCTCACGGTGTTCTCGAGAACTAAAGTAGACTTGAGTAGAGTCCGGCGATGTAGTATACATTCTTAAATCCAAGACCCTCCAATTTCTCTGCCGCAAATCTGGCCCGTTGTCCAGTGTTGCAGTAGACGAGTATCCCCTTCTTGGGAAGGTTAGCCGTTGTTTTTTTGTTAATTTTGTTGACGGGAATATGAACAGCTTTGGGGTAGTGCCCCGCGCGGTATTCCATGGTGGTACGAACGTCTATGACAACCTTGACCTTACCAGACTTGATGAGTCGCTTGGCTTTTTCCGAGGACACGAGGTTCCGACCCGTATACGTGTATCCCACAGCTGCGGCGAGAGTACCGACAATGAGAAGAGGAATCATTTAGTATCTACGGGGATTTTAACTTCGACGTGGTCCATCTCGAAGCAGCACTGTGCGTTTCCATCATAGGTTCTCTGACAAGCTTTACAGTAATAAAGGATAGGAGTGTCCATAGTATATATGGAGGCTAAGAAAAAGGTTGAAGAGTACGTTCGTCTGAACCCCGCAGACTCTGTGAAGCGTTCGTTGAGTAGTCGCATGGCCGCCACGGAAAAGGCACTTAGGGCTGAAAAAGTTCCCTATAGGTCTGATTGTGACTCGGAGAAGTTCAAGGACCGACTCACAATTTGGGAAGGGGAAAAGGACAAAAACTTTGATTGACAACTGGAACTAACATAATAGGTTTTGTGTGTGAATCTTTCGAGCTTCATCCCACCGACCGGACATCTCAATTAACCTCTTCGTCTGTGGTTTCATTTTAAAGAGTGACTGACCGTTTCGTAAATTCTTAAAGGCATTTTCCACGGTTTTATTCGTGATGGTCACACGACCGACTTTGTAACGCCTGAGTTCATTCTCTACATCTGCGAGTCTACCTTGTAAACTGAGGATGGTCACCTTGTGCTTTTTGTTTTTTGGGTCGTTCTTGAGCGCCTTGATGATACCTTTCTGTTTCTTAATTTTAGCATCTTTCTTCTTGACGACCTTGTCTATCTCGATGATAAACTTGGAGACTTTATGGGACAACTTCTTTACCATCTTGACTTACTTTTTGTAAGTTTCAGAGTGACTTAGTTTCCAAAAGCGACACCACCCATACCATTCTTGATGCGAAGAATGTTATAGTTGACCGCATACGCCCTGACGATGTTTCCTGTGCGGGTACCCGTTCCAGAAAGGGAAAGTTTCGCGTTATCGATACGAGAAAAGTTGAGAGTTCCCGTGGGTTGCGATTTGTTCATCGTGAGACAGAAGGGCCACGTGAAGGTGGATACGGTACTCAGAGAATCGTGGGGGAGAATCGAGCAGTGCATCTCAGGTACGACGTTATGGTGGAAGGTGGCGGACATGTTTTCGAACAGCGGTACACCGTTGATGTACAGAGTCGAATCGTCGAACGTCCAATTGGAGGACCATTTTTCGGTATTGGCCTCGGAAGAAACGACGTGGATCGCCTTGACTGGGTGGTTGAAATACGAGAGGTCAACTTCGGTGTCGGCGGCGGACATGGGCTGATACTGGGTCTGTGTGAAGAGAATTTCGTGTTCGTTGTCGATGAAGAATTTACGCTCATCCGTGTCGAGGTAGACGTACGTACCGTACACCTTGACGTTACTGGGGGCGAACGTACCTCCGCGGCACCTGACTCGAATCTCGACATCGTGATATTGGAGACCGACGAGGGGGAGAGACTTGGTCCAGTCATCACTGAAAAAGAATGGAAGGACGTAGTGGTTGGCGTGCGTGGAGGAGCCGAGGGCATTCTGAGGAACTTCATCGAGGGTCACGGCACAAGACGCTTTAGCTTGGTTATCCTTGTACAAGAGATTGTGGACACCCTGAATGTATAGGGCGTCAATCTGAGCGACTTTCTGCCCACCGATCCAGAGCTGGAACTCCGTGGTGGTCGTCTCATCTTTATCAAAGAATCCGAGGTTGGAATCACCCGTGGCCCCGATGTTTTCCGCCTCGATCCACACATAACTGAGGAGATCACCCTTGGACTTGATGGGTATGGTAACTTCATTACCGCTACCGAACGTACCGATATAATCGAGACGCTCGGGCTTGATGGCGAAATTAGTGTACCGCTTGTAGTTTTGACGGAAAAAGGTAATCTCGGGCTGACCAGTGATGTACACATCCTGAGCACCCACCGAAACGAGGTCAATTAAAGCAGCTGACATTTATTAGTAAACGATATTAAAATTTTCACTCAATGTATACATAACGGGAATGGGTGTGGAGTTTCAGGCACTCACATGGGAAGCAGTGGATAACGATGACGAACATTTAATCAGTATTTTTGGAAAGACTGAAGATGGAAAATCTGTATGCGTGACGACGTCGTTTACACCGTACTTCTTTATTAAACTCTCTGAGCGTATCACGGCTCAGACTGTACAGGAAATATATAACGTCATAGAGAAAAAGTGTCCTAACTGCTTGGTGGCGTATTCCATGATGAAAGCCAAGGATGTTTGGGGATTTCAAAATAACAAAGAGTTCGCGTACATGAAAGTAGACTTCAAAAATCTGAGTAGTCGTCGACGCGTCGATTATTTTTTAAGAAATCCAATTGAGATGACTTCTGGTGTCCAACGACTCAAAGTGTACGAATCGAATATCGATCCAGTTCTTCGACTGATGCATCGAACAGGTATTCAATCGACGGGGTGGTTGAAGACGGGGGATGAGTGTATCCGATCACACCTCGCGCGAGTGGATATCGATTTGTTCTGTAACGACTGGACTACACTGAAACCCGTCCCACGAGACGATATCGCCCCGTTCGTCGTGGCTTCCTTCGATATCGAGTGTAACAGTTCTACGGGTAAATTTCCAAATCCAAACATACACGGCGACGCGTGCTTTCAGATCGCAGTCTCCCTATGTTCATTCGGTAACGATGAACCGTACGATAAGACATGTTTCTGTTATAAACGAACAGACACGAACCTGGATGGGTGTACGATCGTGAGTTTCGATACGGAGAGGGAGATGCTCGAGGCGTTTCAGAGGTACATCCACGAGAAGGATATTGATATCATGACCGGATGGAACATTTTCGGATTTGATCTTGACTACATATACACGCGCGCGTTCATCACGGCGTGTAGCCCCGAGTTTTTTAAGATGGGAAAACTGAGGAACCAAGAGTGTGAAATCTCTATCAAAAAATTGAGCTCGAGTGCGCTGGGTGATAACGTGTTGAAACTACTCCCTATGTCGGGACGCTTCATATTCGATATGTTCCACGAAGTCAAGAAAGGGTACAAGTTGGATTCGTACAGTCTCAATAACGTCTCGAAGTTGTACCTGGGTGACCAGAAGATCGATATGTCTCCCAAGGAGATGTTCGCGCGATACAGAGAAGGCGACCCCGTTAAATTGAGAGAAGTGGCGGAATACTGCGTGAAGGATACACTACTCCCGCATAAACTCATGAAGAAGATGTGCATTCTTCTCAATCTTCTCGAGATGGCTAAAGCGACGTGGGTTCCTGTGTGTTTCCTGGTCGAGAGAGGTCAGCAGATCAAAGTGTTCAGTCAATTGTCTAAAAAGGCTAGAGAGATGGGGTTCATGATTCCGACGATCAGGTACGGTCAATTACCCGAAGAGCAATACGAGGGTGCGACTGTTCTCGACGCACAGAAGGGGGCGTATTACACACCGATCACCGCTCTGGATTTTGAAGCCTTGTACCCATCTATCATGATGGCGCATAACTTATGTTACTCATCGTACGTCATGAACGAAAAAGAATACGGAAACGTTCCGGGCGTGACGTACGAAACGTTCGAAATTAAGGACAAAACCTATAAATTCGCACAGGATGTTCCGAGTCTTTTACCCAGTATTCTTCTCGAATTGAAACAGTTTCGTAAAAAGGCGAAAAAGGACATGGCGACCGCCACGGGGTATATGAAGGAGGTGTACAACGGTAAGCAGTTGGCGTACAAAGTCTCGATGAACTCTGTATACGGCTTCACGGGTGCGGGTAAGGGTATCCTCCCATGTGTTCCGATCGCTTCGACGACAACTTTCAGGGGTCGCGCGATGATCGAAGAGACGAAGAATTACGTAGAGGCGAACTTTCCAGGTGCGAAGGTAAGGTACGGGGATTCGGTGACACCTGATACACCTCTACTCATTCGTCAAAGGGGTGTTATCAAGACGTGTCGAATCGATTCACTCGTTGAATCCTACGAAGAGCGCGATGATGGTAAAGAAGTCGCTACGATTGATGCTGATGTGTGGACAGAAAATGGATTCACACCCATTCACCAGATTGTACGACACAAGACGACGAAGGACATTCACCGTGTCCTCACCCACACCGGTATCGTTGACGTGACGGAAGATCACAGTCTACTTCTCGAGAATAAGGAGATGATCAAACCGAGTGAGGTCACTTTGGGCACGCGACTTCTCCACGGGGACTGTGTGAGTGCTTTTGGTGAAAATGATGCGACCGTGACTGTCGATGAAGCGAAGGTTATGGGTTTCTTCTTTGGAGATGGTTCGTGTGGTCACTACGGTGAGAAGCATACGTGGGCGCTCAACAACGCTAATTTAGACTTTCTCATCGAAATGCAAAATCTTTGTCCATTTGAAACTTCTGTGTATGATACGATTAAAAGTAATGGTGTGTACAAACTCAACGCGAAAGGTGATGTGAAGGGTATTTGTATGAGGTACCGTTCATTATTTTACAACGCACACAAAGAAAAGGTTGTGCCACCGTGTATTTTGAACGCACCCATCGAAGTAGCGCACTCTTTCTGGGAAGGGTATTACATGGCTGATGGAGACAAGGATGCCCATGGGTACACGAGGATGGATATCAAGGGCAAAGAAGGTTCTATGGGTATGTACATATTGGGCCGACGCATGGGATACAACGTCTCAATCAATACACGTACAGACAAACCTGATGTTTTTAGACAAACATGGACAAAATCTACACAAAGGAAGAATACAGTCGCCATAAAAAAGCTCGAATTCGTGGGGGAGACGGATGGGTACGTGTATGATTTGACGACGGAGTCCCATCATTTCCATGTCGGCCCAGGTGAACTCGTCGTACACAACACGGATTCGGTCATGGTCGAGTTCGATGTTGGGGATCGTAAAGGGGAGGAGGCTATCAAGTACAGTTGGGAAATCGGGGAGAGAGCGGCGGCGGAGTGTAGCGCACTCTTCAAAAAACCAAATAACTTGGAACTCGAGAAGGTCTACTGGCCGTATTTTCTGTACTCAAAGAAGCGGTACGCCGCGAAACTCTGGACGAAGGGGGCAGATGGGAATATGCACATGGACTACATAGACGTAAAGGGTCTCCAGCTCGTTCGTAGAGACAATACACCTCACATGAGAGAAGTGTGTAAAGAACTTCTCGATGTCGTGTTGACTTCCAGTGATACAGGACCACCGAAAGAACTGGCGAAGGAGCGAGCGATCGAACTTCTCTCCGGGGACATTCCAAACGAGAAACTCATATTGAGTCAAAGTTTATCCGATAGTTATAAGGTTGGTGGGAACGCGGTGTCTATCACGAGTTCTCAGTCTGCGAACATTAATCAGGCACACGTACAGGTTGTGAATAAGATGCGGATGCGTAAGCCTGGTTCAGAACCGCAATCGGGTGACCGAGTTCCGTACCTCCTCGTGGACACGGGTGATCCTAAAGCGAAGGCGTTTGAAAAATCGGAGGATCCAAAGTATGTCGAAGAGAATAATTTACCCGTCGATTATCGATACTATTTCATCAACAAATTTCTGAACCCCGTGTGTGATTTACTCGATCCGCTCTATGAAAACGTGAGGGAAGAAATCTTCGGAGAACTCATTACCCAATGTAAGCCGCCACCGAAGAAACGTGAACCCGCGCTGAGTACCATGAAACGCGTAGACCTGATAGAAGAGTGTAAAAAACACGGTCTCGAAGAGGAGGGTAAGGTGGCTGAGTTGAAGGAACGTATTAAACAGGCTAGGATGCGTCGAGAAGAGAGCGTCGAAGATCTATTTAAAAAATACGAGCGCATACAAAATAAGTGATATGAGTTATCGTGATAAAATTATCGAACTCTTTGATGAAGAATTGACTCAGCGTATGGATATACTGATGACTAAATATGCTGATATCATATCAAAAAAATACGCAATCTCACTCGATTTGTTACTCAGAGACGTTCCAGTTATTTCGACTGTGTCTTTGTGTAAAGGCACGAAACCAGATGGTTCGAGGTGTGTGTTCAAGGGTATACACGACGGGTATTGTGGAAAACACATAACTTCGGGAAGTCGTATCCGTCAGAGAGTTCACGACAGTCACAACGGCCATTCCCACGGTCCCGAAATTTTATTTTCCCATGAATGTCCGGAATGTAACAAAACAAAACAACTTATAGATTTGAGTTCTATTTTCAATAATGAGTAAATCAGATATTCTACTATCCTCAATTAACACATTCTATTTCGAAGAAAATAACCAATCTAAATTATTGAATATACTAGATAAAACAAGTGGTATTTCGTTACGAAACCTGGAATGGTTCATCACGAATTATGCGAAGAAGAATCACACATCGTACAAAACGAGCGACGGTAAGCTTTTCACCGTCCACTACGCATACAAATCAAGTCTCGATGGATACAGCAAAAAATTGTTCGACCCATTTTGTCGATCTGAAAAGTTTGTGTATACAGTCCCGGGTACATCTCATGAAATTCATACGACTCTGGCACAGTTGAATTTCATCAAATGGTGTATCAAGAATAAGATTATCGACTACATCCGTGAAAATAAAACAAAATTGTTCACACGAACGTGATTAAAAGAGTTTGTGAGCCACTCCACCTTTTACTCGAAGAATATTATAACTCTTCGCGTAAACACGTATGTACCGATTGAAGTAATTAAAAATCGAATTCACAAATGTCCTCGACTGCCATAGTTCGAATTCCATTATCTGCTCTTTCATTAAACTGAAATTTACTTGACCAGTCGGATACCATTCTTCGGGGTTAAGTGCAAAACTATACATATATACCCTTGATAATTTAGGTACATTCGAGTGGTGTCTCATAAATTGGGATATTCTCATAATTTGAGGCGTACCTACGTTCTCATTTATTATGGGGAGTCCGTCGAGTTTTAATGTTAAGTATTTCAGTTGTTCAACCGTTACCGTAAATTCGGAACCATCAAAGTCAACCCAGCGTACAGGGTCATAATTTAAAGGGCTCGTAAATACACCAATGTCTTGATGCACTTGTCTGTCTCTTTGAATAAAAAAGTACATCTCTTTGACTGGATTTGAAAAATTTAATTTACATTTGATAGAATTCGTTTCAGCATCTGCAGTTTTGAATTGTTCTTCTTGAAGTTCGGTTATGACGTAATCAATTTGTCTACACTTTAATTTTTTTCGTTCCGCTGCGTCTAGGAATACGAGCTCGGTGACTAACTCACATTTTGTTATTTTCGGGGCCTCTGTGATTGTAGGCGGTAAAGCATTACTCACCATCGCGAGCGTATCACTCGGAGTTCGAGTAGATGAAAATTTGTAAACGAGTTCGTTATAGTCTCTCAACTTTATGCGAATCGTGATATCTTGTAACGTAATCGCACACAACGGTAGAGCTAATTCTGGGTGTCTATGAAAATAGAATGGTAAGTCAATGATACAATGTAATTTATTGTTCTTTAATTGATTATAATTAACTCCGAAAGATGGTATGTCTAAAAGACTGTCTTCTCTTCTATTGATGAGATTTTTGAACGCAGACTTTTTAGTATCCGCGTGGAAAGCTTCTGTGTATAGTTGCAAATAGTCACTTGTTATTCGATTTATAATGGTACCTCCTATCATCAATTCTGCGTATTCTATTAAAGCATTCCCGAATGAATCGATGTAATAGTGGTCAACATCTATGAGTTCACTGGTTTCTATTTCCAGAGATACAGATTTCAGTAAATCTCCCGTGTTCATAGGAATTATAAATTCACATATACTACCAAAGTTACCATTAAATTCTATATTTCTATATTCCTTGGCAAAGTGTGTATTTTTTTTTACGAGTTTAGTGAAATACGAATAATCATAGTCTACGAGTACACTCTCAGCTACCCCCAGTGTATGAAGGTTTAACCTTCCTGTAGACATTACTAGTATAGTTGATTAAAATTTTAAGCCAGCTAATCCATGATAAAAAACGAGTACATTATGACTCACAGCATATATCCGAATCATCACGTCTTCATTTGTATCCAACGGGAGATCTATCTTCAATTCTTTGTGAACGATACGACTCATGTTTACACTTCCCATATGAAGACCTGAAATAGGATTGAGGGAAAATGAATACGAACAGTATTTACCACCACCATCTAGATCGTTCCCGGATGGTGACGATACATGATTATCGAGTGACTGCTTGAACGATAAAAATTTATTCTTCCTATCGAAAACTACAGCGTTATTAAATTTCAATCGAATATTTTCAATGTCTACATACATACGCCTATCGGATACACGATTCGCAACAAAAAACAATTCACTGACGGGGTTTTTAAAATTCAGTAGCATACTTTTACTCGACACACCTTGAGACATTTTAAATTCGGATACTTGTAATTGCTTAATGTTCTGAACAATTGGATAATTTTCAGTAAAAGACTTTTCATCCATCCCCACGTGAATATAGGATACGTTAAGAGCCGTTTCAAATAATTCCTGTCTAAAATATATTTCACCGATTTGTCGAAGTTTGATTGTTATTCGAATACCCTGCTTTTTTAGCGAACAGCATGGTAGGGATAACTCATTGACATTATGAAAATAGAATGGTATGTCTAAAAAAAATGGATTATCCTCTGCGGTAGACGAATCTCTAAATATCTGACGGACATTATTCGAACCATGTGCATATAAAAATTCATACGTTGAAATATCTCGTGCATGACTTTGGTGATATATAGCAATATACTCCCCAGATAGTTTTTGAATTGATTGCTCTCCTATAAACAATTCAGCATATTCTATGAGATTATTAGTCAAAAACGATTTATAATAGTTGATTGGTACATTCGTAATTGTTTTCAATTCACCTTTCAAGCATACCCGATTTATAAAGTCACCAGAATCCGTAGGTACTCTGAACGATAATGTAGAACCAAAATTCGTAGGGGTTTCTGACGCTATGGGATAGAGTGATTTATAAAAAGGTGTATGCTTTTTATATACATTCAGAAAATGACTTTGTGTTGGGTTATCGGTTATGAATGTATCTTGAACGCCATTAGCAAACAACAGCATATATACTTATAAAGTGTTTTTTTTAATCTCTAACAGTCATGAAACCATCTCGAAAATCAAATTGGTTATATGCTATGTAATACATATGCATTTTGTATAGTGTACTCAAATCAAGAGATTTATGAAACTCTGTTTCTATGAAACTTTTATCCGAATTAATTTTTTTAAAATCTAAAATCCCAGATTGTTGATGTTTAGATGGATACAATGATAGATTATACGTATAAATATGAGTGGTTGGTGTGTTTAGACCACTTTCATACGGAGTGTAATATTTAAAGTATCGATGATTCTGGTCCCCTGATACATATTGTACCGACTCACCATTGAGGAATATTTGAAAACTTTCAGCAATTTCGAATCGTTTTCCATCTGCACGTCTAAACTCAACCGGATTGCTCGTAAGATTGAATCGCAATTTATATTTAGTTGAATCATCTTCATTCTCATTTTCCTGTCTTCTATAAAACCAATGAAATATCTTCGTAGCATTATCTGTTGAAAAATTCATTTTAAATCTACGAATATTCACTTCAGACGACTGTTCACTATGTTTATATACAATATCTGGGCTGAATGTGTAAGGAGAAGATGCTAAATATAACCTTTCTTCTGATTCGAGTTTTATTTCCTCTGTTAGTATTGTAAATTCGGGTAAGGTTATAGTATCAGAAAAATTTGTGAAGAATGATTGTTTATGAAACTGAATTTCGAATGTTATTTTTTGACGATATATCGAGCATAATGGGAAACACGGTCTATTTTCAGAAGCATCATATTTTCTAGAAAAGAAAAAATGAAGGGGTATGAGCATTTCCCTGTCTAAAAATCCTAAATCCCCACCTTGTCTCGCAAAGTACGTATAATTAAATCCGTTATTTGTAAGTAATTGAATCGCCTCGTGTTGTGTATCACTCAAATATAATTCATTATATATGAAGTTCCAATCATCTGTGAGTTCTTCTAATTTTATCCCATCTACATACATTGTGATACTCTTAATAATATGTAACGAGAGCTGATCTGGATAATTTGTAGTATTGTTCAATTTCGGCATCTTCAGTTTAATCCACATGTCACTCAGTAAGTCTTCCATTTGTCGTGGGTTAAATTCAACTATTACCGTTCTACCAAAAGGCCAATTTGTATCTGTAGATGGTTTGGTCACGACTGTACTCTTAATTAATTTTGTGAAATTTGAAAATTTGTTCATCTTATATTTAAAGAATGAATCTTCAGGGTCTTTGGAAAGGAGGTGTGTATCCTGCTTTCCAATAGCTTTGAGGGAAATCTTAGCAGCCTCACCCATACTTATCTATTGCTCACATATTTTTAATAT